TATAAAACTAAGTCTCCATCAATGGGCACTAGTAGAATGAAAACAAGAAGAAGAAATACTAGAATGGCTAGTAAGTAAAAGTTAAAGTTAACTTATAGGAGTAATAAATGAAGAAAAAAATGATGGGATACGCTGGGGGAGGTTCTCTAAAACCAGTTCCTGAAGGAAATAAGGGCAAAGGCCTTAGTAAGCTTCCAACAGAGGTTCGTAACAAAATGGGCTTTATGAAAGGTGGAGGAAAGGTTATGAAAATGAGAGGCGGAGGCATGGCTTCTAGAGGATTAAACTTTAGAATGAGATAATGTCAAAACTTATATGTAATCTTCCTGCTGTAGAAGTATGGGTAAGAAAAGAATATTTAAGAGATGGAAAAGATGGTCATGGAAAGTTTGTTAAAGGTATTTGGGTATCTTGCAAGTCGTTGCCGGGTAGAGCTTTTTACTTTGAGACATATCTGCCAGAGTATGGTGCGCTATTTGATAAACTCCCTATCAGTGCATTCTGCTCATCACCAGAGACACCTGAACCAGACCTTGATTTATATAACCTTCAGTTTTGGAATTGTATGGACTACAATGTTACATGTATACAAAAACAATTTATTGGTTCTATGACATACGAAGCTTATACAAGAGATGCAGGTAAAATTAAAGGAAGCTATATAGCGACTTTAGATAATTATCATGGTGATATAGATACAGTAGATTTTAGTACAAGTGAAACTCCTCAAGAGCATAAGTCACATAACTTATTAGAATTAGAAAATGGTCAATATTGCTTGTATCCAAATAATAGAATGAGAGTTTATGATAATAGTTTAACGCCAGAAAAACCAATGACTCCTGACTTTCTTGTAAGCACAGAGTATTATCAAGTAGAAAATGAAGGGAAGCTAGAAAGATTTGGCGATAGTAATGAATATTTTTATAAAACAAAGAAAGAGAAATAATGGCATATTCATCAGGTAAGTATTCTTATGGCATATGTGATAAAACTGGATTTAGATATGCAAGTAAAGATTTGGTATTTGAATTTAGAAATGGATCAAAGACAGGCCTGAGAGTTGGGATAGATGTTGTTGATCCTGACCATCCTCAAAACTTTGTAGGAAGAATGAAGTTTGATGATCCGCAATCTATACAAGATGCTAGGCCAGATAGAACGGAGCCAGAGGCTGAAAGATTATTAAATCCAAACCCTTATACACATACTGGTTCTGGTGTCATCACTGTAAAAGAAACAAATCATGGAAGAACTACAGGAGATACAGTTAGATTTAGAAATTCATTAGGTATTGGAAGTCTTATAACACAAAGCGCTATGCAGCTTGCAAATGGTTATTCTATAACAGTTTTAACTGATGATACTTATAAATTTACAATACCAAATATTTCTACTGAAGCAGAATCTGTTAACTATGCTGTTACTGTTGTTGGTGGAAATCCAAGCAATCATCCAAGCTATAATATTGGATCTTCTAATAAATATGCTATTAATGGTAGTACAGCGACAGCAGATGTTGAGTTGACATTTAAGGTTGGAAGCACATATAGGTTTACATTGAGTTCAAGTGATATGTCATCACATCCATTGAGACTTTATCTTGACGCAGACAAAACTACACAATATACAACAGGTGTAACTTCTACTTCAACGTATACTGAAATAACAGTTGCATCAGGTGCTCCATCTACGTTATTTTATCAATGTAGTATTCATGGAAACATGGGAGCTCAAATAACAGTCACAGAAGTAGATGCAGGATTGAATACAGATTTTGGAGGGCCCATTGCTTCATCAGGACCTGTTACAGTGGAGAGTTAAATGAGTTTTACATTTGCACAATTAAAAACAGCAATACAAGATTATGTAGATAATTCAGAAACTACTTTTGTTAATCATTTATCTGACTTTATAAAAGCATCTGAAGAAAGAATTTTTAAAAATGTAGATTTAGAGTTATTTAGAAAAAATGTAACATCTGCAATGACATCATCTGACAAGTTTGTCTCAATACCAAGTGATTATTTATCATCATTTTCTTTACAAATAACGACAGCTGGATCAGAAGGTTTTCTTTTGCAAAAAGATGTAAACTTTTTACAAGAGGCTTTTGATGGCTCTGCATCTACAGGATTGCCTAGATATTATGCTGTTTTTGATATAAACAACTTTATCGTAGCACCAACACCAAATAGTAATTATGCAATAGAGCTTCACTATTATTACAGACCTGCAAGTTTAACAGCAGGAGCAGATAGCGGTACAACATGGTTAAGTACAAATGCGCCGTTTGCTCTACTTTACGGATCACTTGTAGAAGCGTATACTTATATGAAAGGTGAGCCTGATATTATGCAACAATATGAAAAAAGATTTAATGACCAATTAGTTAGGCTAAAAGATTTAGCCGAAGCGAGAGAAAATTCTGATGCATATTCAGAAGGATTGCCAAGAGCAGTTAGAACTTAAAGAAGGAGTAAAAAATGGCAACAGCAAACGCAGCAACCAATTATCTTGAGAGAAGATTATTACATTATATTTTTAAAAATAATTCTCTCAGTTTTGCAAGTCCGGGAAACAGTATTTATGTGGGATTGGCAACTGCCGTATCTGCAGCAGAAACTGGATCTTTAACAGAAGCAACATTTACAAACTATGCTAGACAGCAAGTTCCAGCTTCTGATTGGACAACAATAGGTGCAGATTCAACAGACACTCAGACAGCTAAAAATACAAATGCTATTAGTTTTCCAGCATCAGGCGGTACAAATAACACCATCACTCATGTGTTTATCGCAGATGCAGCGAGTAGTGGGAACATATTATTTGTAGGTGCTTTAGACGCATCTAAGACAATTGAGTCTGGAGACATATTTAGAATAAATGCTACGAACTTAACTATCGAGCTTAAGTAATGGCTTTTGTTCTATCAGATAGGATAAAAGAGACAACAACCACAACTGGTACTGGAACGTATACTTTAGGTGGTGCAGTATCTGGTTTTGAAACTTTTACAGCTAATTTAAGTAATGGTGATACAACATATTATTGTTGTACTGATGGAACTGATTTTGAGGTAGGGTTAGGTACTTTTACTTCTTCTGGTACTACCCTTGCCCGTACAACTATTATATCAAGCTCAAACTCTAATAATGCTGTAAGTTGGAGTTCTGGCTCAAGAGATATATTTTGTACATTGCCGGGGTCTAAAGTTCTTGCTTTAAATGGCAGTGGTAATCTTTTGTTAGAAAATGGTGCGTTTATTTTTGATAGAGGGTCTTCTACAGATCCTACTATACATTTAACTGGAATTGGTCCAAACACAATAAGATTTCATGACGGTCAAGATGAAACGAATACAACTAACGCTGTAGATATTGCTTATCGAACTTCGCCTAATGATTTAAGAATAGAAAGATCTGAAAATGGTAATATAATAGCAGAATTTGGTGGAGATGATGGTCATGCTGCTCTATATCATGCTAATTCTAAAAAGCTAGAAACCACAAGTGGTGGTGTTACTATTACAGGTGCTTTAACTGGTAATGTAACTGGTGACGTCACAGGTAATGCAGATACGGCAACTGCACTTGAAACTGCAAGAACTATTGGTGGGGTATCATTTGACGGAACTGCAAATATAAACTTGCCCGGAGTTAATACTTCTGGATCTCAAGACACTTCTGGAACAGCAACTAATGCCACTAATGTAACTGTATCAGCTAACACTGGTACAGATGAAGATAATAGAATTCCTTTTGTTGCAAATGCCTCAACGTCAGCAGGTAATCATGGCTTAGAAATGGATACAGACAGCAATCAAGGCTTACATTACAACCCATCATCTAATACCTTAACCACAACATTTTTTAAGTCTATAACTTCAAGTGGTCAAGCAAATATAATTGGCACTAACAGTGGTGGACAGCTTATGTTTGGCATGGATGGCTCTTTTCAAAACTGTGTTTTAATACTAGACGATGAAGATGGACAGCCGATTTTCACTTTTCAAGAAGAAGGTGCAGCTGGTGCAGGCACACCAATTTTAGATGGTGGAGACACCGATGTTACTTCACATAAACCATTTATAGCAAATAGCACAACAACATTAAATGATGATGTTACATTTACTGGTACAAGTGCAAACATAGTCTTTGATAAATCAGATAATGCTCTTGAGTTTGCAGATAATGCGAAAGCAAAGTTTGGTACTGGCGATGATTTAGAGATTTTCCACGAAGGAAATCATAGTTTTATTGTAGATAATGGCACTGGTGACTTATATATAAGAGCTTCTGACAATTTAAACATTCAATCAGATAATGGTTCAGGTGGTTGGCAAACTTCAATACAAACACAATTTACAGGTTCAGACAATAAAGTTGCACTTTTTCATGGAGGAACTCAAGTATTTTCTACTCGGTCAAATGGCCTAGGGTTTGATGTTGATGGTGGGGTAATTTTTGAAGGGTCAACAGCAGATGCTAATGAAACCCTTTTAACTGCCGCTGACCCAACAGCAGATAGAACGATTACACTGCCAAATGCAACTGGTACAGTTTTTACCAGTGGTAATCCTAATGATATTACAGATATAGGAATACAAGCATTTGATGTTGTGCTTGGAACAGGTTCAGATTTAAAATTTGAAGGTGCAACAAATAACTCAAATGAAACTACGTTAACAGTAGTAGATCCAACAGCAGATAGAACAGTCACACTGCCAGACGCAACTGGAACAGTATTAACAACAGGTAACTCGGATACACCAACAACCACAACATCAAGTAGTGATGCAGACTTTGTTTTAGTAGATGATGGTGGTACAATGAAAAAAATTACACCATCTAATTTAGGAATAACCTC